CTAAAGGATCCATCTGCATATTTTCCATTGCTTCATTACCCTCAGTTACCATTTGCTCTGTAATTTTCACAATTTGTTCATTAATAAGTTGTTCTCTTTGTTGTTGTAACTTCATTAACTCCTCTTGTGGTATTTGTTCACCAAATTGTTGACGTAATTTCTCTGCTTCCTCTACTAGAGCTTTGTCTACAACCTGTGTTGCAAGTAAAGATACGTGTTGATAGATGTGTGATATTAACTGCATCACAATCATTGGGTTTGCACTGATCATCTTTGAACTCATAAATGTTCTGTGTGCTTTAATATGTTGTTCATGATTTTGTTGTGGAAATGCTTGTAAGGGTTTTCCCATAATTACAACACTATGTTCAATTGCTGGATCCATAGGTTGAGGTGGTTGAGGTATCGGTAGTATTTGATCAATATCTTTGACACCTAACGCAATGTACATTCTTCTATATGCCTCATACATATTGTGCATTTGAGGATTTGTCTGAGCTAGTTGTAATTGATTTTGTGCAAGAGTTACTCTTTGTGATAAAGAGAATATGTTTGGATCGGATACTGGTAAAATGTCAATGTTATCATCAAAGTCAACTTGCTTAATTTCTCTTGGGCCGCCCTGCACATTGAAAGGATACATAGGTGGTAAAATTACTTTGAATATTCTTGCTAATAATTGAAACTCTTTTTTCTGTGCATAGTGTAATCTTTTGTGAATTGCTGACATTACTTTTGTGCCACGCTCCATGAGAGCCATGGTTGTGCCAACAGGAGTTTGAGATTTACCAATTTCTGACATTTGCATATCAGCAACTGCAGCAAATTGTTTACCTGCTTCTACACAAAAACCAAGTAATTGAAATAAGACTGCATCAGGACCTTTGTAAGGTAATGGCATTAACGCTTCACGAATGATTCCGTTTGGTGCATCGACATCTCTAAACTCACCAGGTTGTAAAGGTTGATCATCATCACGAATACGAAGACCTCTTGCTTTATAACCCGCAGGTAGATTTGATAATGTACCTGCATCAAGTAATTGTCTCAACGCACTTGTAGCAGTTCTTGTTAATCCACCAATCATGTGGATTAAACCAAAGCCATAAAAACCTAGACCGGGTAAAAACTTATAATGAACAAAGTATTCAGTTTTCTTTTTTAAAGGATCTGCTTCATTATAATTACGATAAATAGATAAAACTTTTTGACTGCTTCTATCAATTGTAACTATGTAAGGTAATTTAATTCCGCTGGGCTCACCATTGTTAGGATTAATATCTTCAAATCCTTCCAAATCTAAATCAACATGAACTTCGTAAAGTTCTGTCATATCGCCCATCAAATAATCAGTGGGACTTTCTCCGTCTATTCTATCTTTCTTTTCCTGTAAATCAGAAGTGCCGTTACCATCATAAGGTTGTAAGGCAATATCACGGTAGAATCCTGAAACTTGTTTTTTCCTTAAATCGTTCATCGACATTTTAACCACTTGTGTAATACGATCACAAGTATCTAAGTCTGATGCGCCGTAAGGTACAACTACGTCTTCTGCAGGAATAAATTTAGATGTCGCTCTTCCAAGAACATTATCATAGTAAACTTTTTTAAATGCACTTCCTGCTAATGGTAATTCAAATAATAGTTGATCCATCTCTGGATTATAATCTTCCATGACATGAGTAATCTCATAGTTCATGTAATCTTTGACTCGCTCAGCAGCTTGTTGTAGTTGTGGATTGTTTGCGCCAACAACTTGTGTTCTTACAGGGCCATCACTAGGTAGAAGTTCTACATAAGCCATTGCCTGAAATTGTGTAACAGCTTGTGCTAACATTGGATGACTAACAGATGCAGCACCTCTAAAGGGTCTAGTTCTTTCCTCATATTTAAACCCAAGTAAATCTAAACCTTTTGTGTAAGCTTGTTCCCAATCTTCACGAGAAGATTTATCACTATCAATTTTGTCAACTAAATCATTTGTAATTTCTTGAAGATAAGATTCGTCTAAAACTTCAGCTAAATTAGACATGAAGGATGCAGGTTGTTGCTGTTCCTCCATAGGATTTATAATTGCAGAACCGTCGTCAACAATCTCTACGTTTGGTTGTGCATTAATTTGATCTACTTCTATTTCCTGACCAACTTCTTCAACATCAAGATCCTCTCCGCCACCTGGACCAATTGGTTCAACACGATCCATTTTAGGTAAGTCAGATGTAGGATTAAACTTTTCTACCATTAATAATCTCCATAAATATCAGTTATTGAAACTAACCCATCATTACTAATTTTACCACCATCTTTTTTCCCGTAAAGGAAAAACGGCTTTGCACTTTTCTCTGTTTTAGGCAAAGTCAAGACAGGTATTAGAATTTCTTGTGGATTATATTCCTCAATTAACACCTGTGCTGCATTTCTATCATCACCTGGACCTAAAGGAACAAGTTCAAAATCTTCAAAATCAATAGTTCCGCCTGTATCCGTTGTTTCCGTTATGGTCTTTGGTTGGACGTAATAGTCCATGGTTTGTCCTGGTGCTATCTCTCTTGAATAAATTACTTGATTAGCTCCTAAACTATTTGCATTTCTTTTTAATTGTTCATCAATAAATAATTGTGCTTCTTCAGGCTCTAATCCTTGAGCTAGTTGATCTTGTTTTAAATATTCATATTCGCCATCAAGACTTCTTTTATAGTATGTTAAACCACGATTAGAAAGATTTGGATTGATAATTTTTTCTAAATCAACAGTGCCTCCATATTTTTTGGCGATAGATTTCATTTGCTGAACAGCCACTCTATCGTACAGGTCTTTAAACTTTTTACCCTCAGGTCCATCAATATCTTTACCCCACCGTTGTGTTACAAGTTTACCGGGATATATACCTACTTTCTCAATACCTTTAGACTGTGCATCTTTAATGGTCGCTTTTAAAATTAAATCCACATAATCTTTTTGTTTTTGAAATGGCACTGAACCAAAAAGTTTTAATTCTTTTGTATCATGTCTACTAGGGAGTCCAGTTTCCTCTCCAAAACGAGCGATTTCTTCTGACGTTCTACCACCTGGAACTCTTACGTCTTTAAGTAAAGAATCTAATTCTAAAGCTCTGTTTAAATCTAAGAGGTCATCACGAATTTTTAATTGTTGTTGTGAGATGTCAAAAATCTTTTCATCAACATAAGGCATATCCTGTGCCACACGAGCTTTCATCTCATCATCAATCAATTTCTGTAAACCTGTTAATTGCTCAGAGTATCGAGGAATTAAACCCTTACCCGCTGCATTAGGAAATGGTTTGATGCCTTTTGTTTCTTTTAATATTTCCTTTTGCTGTGTAGACATCATTTTATTTAATTCTTCTAATCGATTAATCGCATTGGCTGAAACGTACGGATCGGTTGACTGTGCTTCTATACGAAGTTTCTGTTCTGCATTGTCTAATCTCTTCAGCATTGCATCAATACGTTCTTGTTCTTTTCTTAAACTTGTCAGCATGTCTGTTTGTAGTTCTTGAATCACAGCAATCTTCTGACCCTCTGGTCCTGCATAATCTGCAACACGAGTAAACGCAATAATATTAGGATCATTAAAATGGCTACTTTCAACAAAAGCTTTTGACTCGCCTGGTATAGAACCTGCTTGAACAATGACGTTTCGATAGTTTTTTCCTACTTCATCAAGCGGTTGACTACCCGCATTTTTGTGTTTAGGTAATCCCATTGCATTTCCATAACGAACAAAATCTTCTTGATCAGGAGTTAATTCATCCGCTTCAGCAATGCTTCGTGGATTTTCATTTTTCACAATGACATTCAAATTACCAATTGGTGACTCCTGATAATAGTCAATCAATTGTTGTTTTGTTACTTTTTCATCGGGAAAAAATTTTTCATAATCACGTAAGAATTGCTCTAATCCTGAATCTTTAATTTCAGATAAAGGTGCTTGTTGACCACCCATTAAAAAATCTGCCCATGCTTGTGGTTTTGCAGCGTTGGGTGCATTCGGGCTCATCATTTTTTCTAGGGTAAAAGATTGAAAAGGAAAATCATTTCTTTCTACGGGTGAAATAGGAGCTGGAGTTAATTCATCCGTAGCACCTGGACTGGGTAGCATGGTTGGCTGAATATCTTTTGGTGTCACTACACCTTTAGACTTACCAAAAATATTAAAGAGTCTGATTGGATTAAAGGCTTGTAAGTTTCCTGATTCAACAGCTTGACTAAAATAATCTTCTCCTTCAAAGGCAGGATCGGCTGAGAACTGTTGTTGATTAAGATTTTCTAACGGATCACCACCAATGGCCATTTTAACAGGACCACCTTGTTTAAAATTTAAAGGAAAGTTTTTTCTTATGTAAGGAGCACTACCAAAAACTAAATCCTCATCCTCCACTTTAGAACCTTCCGGTCTTTGCTGTGATATCTTAAAGTCTTTTGGATTTTTCTTAAACTTGTTTAACCTTTTTAAAAACATTGTTTGTAATTCTTCTAAAGACATATCTCTATCAGTACCTAAAAATAAATCTATCTTACCATCTTCTCCTTTATACACTGCAGGAAAACCCAACTTAGGTGTTAATTTTTTATTTATTTTTTCTATGGCTTCATCAGATAATTCACCTGGTTTAAACTCAAGTAGTACAGATTGATTATCATCTAACATTTTTTTATTTATTTTAATGATTTGATTAATTGCATTTTTTACATCAACTTCTTTACCAATGTTTTTTACACTCTTTTTCAAAATATTTTCTTGTCTTGGCTGAAGAGCAATATTATCAAAACCGAGATTAATACGATAAAATTCTGGATTATTAAACAATCCTCTCATAGCAGGAGAGAGTTTAAATTGTTGAGACGGTCTTTTAGCGGTTCCTTTGAATTTCGCAATAGGAGCTATGTGTGCCATGTGTCCTGCAAACACTCTTGCGAAATCTGCAGCCATTTGTTCGGCGTCATCTCCAAATTTATTACCGATTGTTCGTTTGTATTCTCTCACAAATTGTTCTCTAAACTCTTGGTTCTTATTGACAAAATCAATAAATGCTTCTTTGGTAAATTTTGTAAGGTCATTACGTTTTTGTATTTTTTGTTTTAATTTCGAGTACGAAACAATACCCTCATCTAAATCAGCCACTAGATCAGCAAAAAGTTTTTGTTTATTAAAATTGTTTTCTTGTACAAATTGAGGGTTATTTTTTTGATATGCTGGATTATCGATATATGCTTTGTCTTTTGGCGACCAAATCTTTTTTGGTATAATGCCTCTTTCTTCCATAAATTCTGCAAATTGATCTTTCGTTCCAAACTTACCTGAGCGATAGGCATCGTAGAACATAGTGTGATTTGCTTGATCTGTTAATGAAGCCGTTTTAGGATTTGCTGGTGATATAAATGTAGATATAAAATTTCTTTCCCTTCCTTTAGATTGTTTAGGTGCAACGAGGTCTTTAAGATTTTTTTCATTTTTTTCCCATAATCTTCTAAAGGTGGTTGGACGAATACCTGTAATTGTAGAGGCACGGTTAAGAGGGACAAAATCCTGAAACTCATCATATTCTTCTTGAAGTGATTTTATCATGTCATCTGTTAATTGTTCACCACCTGGTTTTTGTGGGTCTTTGACATATTTTGCAATATTACTGTTTGGATACGCTTTAGCATATTCCGTAATATTTTTTATTCTTGTTTTTGAACCAGTTACAGATTGTTGGATTTCGGCTGCTTTACCTGGTGATATCATTTGACTCGGCGGATTCTTTCCAAGCTCATTATCTAAAAGTGCAAGATTATCTAAAACCTCAGAGCGTTGGCTAATATTTCTTTCTACAAGACTTCCTGCAGGCTCATAGTCTTTACCTGCTGATCCTTTGACCATGAACTTTTGAAAAGGAAATGTTTCTTTTGGTTTTCCGTCAACATATTTACGACCTAAATATAAACTATTTAATTGATTAAAATTTAATTCAGGAAAAACTTTTTGAGCTTCTTCTATGAATTCTCTTTTTGTAAAGCCCTCAGGTTTGTCTTTGCTAATCTTGTTAAAATGATCCATTAGCTTCTGTCTATTAGCTGAAGTGCTCTCTGGTCGTCCTTTAAATCCTGTTAAATTAGCAACA